CCCGTACGGCACGGTTGACAGTGAACCGTCAAGAAGGGTGAGACCCAGCTCTACCGTCACTGTGGTCCCGAACGGGGTCAACAGGTCCCCGGGCCGACGCGGCATCACATCATCACCAGCGAAAGTCAGCCGGCCGTCCCAGAACCCATTTCGGCGGTGGTCCTGGGTGAAGCTGCCCGAGATGGGCTCCAGCACCCGGGACACTCCGCCTCGGGAGAAGGTGATCCGGCTCCAGCGCCGGTACCCGGTAGGGGTGGAGAGCGCGGCCTGGTGGCGCGCAGATGCAAATCGCGTAGCCATTACAGGAACTCCGAAGGGTCCGGGGTGGTCGGCCAGGGCTGGCGGACCATCACGACCTGGAGGACTTTCACTCCTGGGGCGGGCGCGATCACGCGCCAACTCCCTGGAGCGAACCATCCCGGCGTACCACCTACCGGAGAGTAGTAGACCCGCTCGGCACTCAGGACCTCCTCCAGCTTGTCTATGGCTGGCTTACCATCCACCCCGATGGTCAGGACCATGTCCTCTCCAGCCAGGGTGGTAGCCACGGTGTGGAGGCCCCCGTCCAGCGGGATCGAGTCCACCAGGCTCCGGGGGAACTGGCTGGTCCGGTCGGTGACCACCGCTATCACCTCCGTGAAGGTGGCCAACCGGTCCAACCCGTCACCGTAGATGAAGGCCGGAACGGTCATCGAGGCGAACTCGGTCACTCTCAGCTCAGGGACCGGGAGCGGCCCCCCGCTGATCGTGCCATCCAGCCGGACGAAGTGGACGCGCCGGTACGGAGGAATGTGGCTAACGCTGTTCGTGGTCCCGCTGGTCCGGTTTCCCACATTCGGGGCCGCTGAGGCGGTGTTCCCGCTGGAATGGGTGTGGCCGGTGGTTGGGCTGGGCCCGAGGTCTCCGAAGCTTGGCGCGGTGAAGCTGCTGGTGTTGCTGGTCTGAACGCTGGTGGAGTGGGTGTGGCTGGGCAACGAGTGAGTGTGGCCCGGGGTGGAGTGGGTATGGCTGGTGGAGCCCCCGGTGGAGTTGACCGAGTTCGAGCCCCGGTCCCGCGCGAACAAGTCCCGCATATCCGGTGTGCCGTTGGTCCCGTCACACCAGCTCAAAAGCGGGTCCAAGTTGGCGATGTCGCCCAGGTACAGGCCGATGATCCGGGGCTGGGTGCCTCCCCCGGTGTTGCGGAGCACCCGTAGCCGGCGGTTGGGCGGCTCGTGGTTGGCCGATCCGGTGGTCCCCCCGCTGTTGCTGCTGGTGGACCCCGTAGAGCTGGAGCCCACGCTCATAGGGTGGCGGTGGCGTGGCAACCATCGCGGGGTGGACACCCCGAACCCGGCGTTTACCCCCACCGGCACCGAGAGCCCAGTCTGGCCCAAGGAGTGGGTGTGGCTGAACCCGGAGTGATTGTGGCTGTTCACGGTGTGGGTGTGGGTGGAACTTCCCGAGTTCGAGCCGCCCCCTGATCCTGGGTCGGCACCCCGAAGGAACCGGCCGGCGCTGTCGGCGTCATCGGTCCAACCGCCTATGGACTCCGTAGCCCACCCGAGCACACCCACCGGGTACTGGCTCTGGGCACCGTCACTCTGAATCCAGATCACGGTTCGATAGGGCGGCAGGTTGTTGGCCGAACTGGTTCCCGGTGCTCTGTTACCGCTGTTCTGGCCCGAGCGTGACCCGGTAGAGCTGGGCCGGGAGTGGGAGTGTGGCTGGTCTGCCTGAGGTTCAGACGCGCCGTTGAACCGCGCGCTGGTAGTGCTGGCGTTGCTGGTCCCGGTTGACCCCCCCACGTTGTGGGAGTGCGACCCGATCGAGTGATTGTGGCCCGGGGTGGTGTGGGAGTGGCTGGCGCTGCCCCCGGTGCCGGTAGGCGTGCCCGAGATTGTGCTCCCGCGCGGGAACACTCCGTCCAGCGCGGTTACCCGGGACCATCCGGACGGGATGGTGGCCACCGAGCCCGGCCACGCCAGGATCAGGTCAGCCGGGATGGTGTCCGGTAGCTCCACGACGGTGGAGACGTACCCGTGGTATCGCACCCGGTAAGTGATGTTGCACTCCTCGGCGTGGACCTCACACTGACCGTTGACCCGGGAGTAGCGGGGATCGAGCTGGGGGATCGCCAGGTCCAGGTAGGTCCCGTTCAAGCCGTCAGGCACCACCGCGATCCGGTGGGAGCCCTCGCAATCGTCGCGCCAGACCTCGGCCACCACGTAGTCATCGTCCCAGGGCTGGCCCCCGGGGTTGCTCCAGTCGATCCGGTACCCGCCGAACATCTCCTCCACCATGAGCACCGGGGGGGAGGGGGGTGGAACCGTGATGTCGATATCGAAGCTGATCTGTTGAACATGTGGGAACCCGTCCGAGCCCCGGATGGTGGAGCGGACCTCGAAGGTGGCGGTGTAGGAGTCATCGGGGAGCCCGGTATCCACCTGGACCGACTCCGGCGGGGTGCCGGAACCACTGGCGCTGAAGACTTCCCCCGAGCTACCCGATACCGATACGGACCAGTCCCTGGCGGGAAGCCCGTCATAGCTCGGGGAGCCGAAGTAGAGGGTCGGCTGGCTGGTGTCGGTGACCGTACTGCCGGACTGGTCGGTCCCCGAGCCATCGCGTACCTCGGGCGAGTAGTTGGGGCGCTCTCGACAGTCCACGTCCACGTAACACTCAGAGGTCCGTAGCTCGGTGGCTCCTCCCGAAGGGTCGAACATCCACCCCCCGCCGATGTTCAAGTCGGTGAGCGCGCCAACGGTGGCCAGCCCGTAGCCGCTGTTCTGGAACCAGTCTGAGGTCTGCTCGGCGAAAGTGTCATTGGCCATCAAGGTGCTGAACCCGATCCAGTCCGCTTCCCCCCGACCCACGTCGACAGCTTCGAGTGCCGATCCGGCATCGGTCCGGATGCGGATTCGACCCCGGACCTGGTGGCGCTGGTGGTTGGCCGGCGGGGTGTGGGAGGCAACCCGAAGGTTCCAGTTGTCCCCGGAGTTGGCCTCGGGGAAACCGATGTACGTGGCATCGCTGTTGTCCGAGGTCACTTCGTTCAAGGTCCCCGAAGGTACGGCGGTCCCTCCCCCCGTCTTCCGGGTGAAGATCGGCCGAAGCGTATCAGTGACAGCCATCTATACCCCTACATCCGCAACCTGTGGCTCCGGTTCCGGGCCGGTAGCAATGAACTCGGCCCGGACTTCCCGGATGCGCCCGATCTTGACCACGCGGATCGACTCGGCCACTGGCGCGGCCCAGGTCTCGGTGGAGTCCGAGGGGGAGATCAGGACCAACGGCCGAGCCAGCACGGCCCGGAGCGCGGCCAGTTCGGCCTCAGACTCTACAGCCGTGACCATCCGAAGATTCCGGCCTCCGGGGGGAGCCGAGTTCACAAACCGGCTCCCCATCACCCCGGTGGCAGCGGTGAACGGCCTCTCCACCCCCCACTCGAACATTCCCCAGACCCCGAAGTACATCGGGCCGTTGGGGCCGTAGGTCCGGATCAGGTGTTCATTCTCGGACCACTCCAGACAGAAGGTCTCGGGCTCAGGCGGTGGCTCGGGCTTGGTCTGGAGCTGGATAAAGGCCACCTCCTCGAACGGTGGCTCGGTGGTGGTCCCGGTCAGGGTTCCCGAGCTGGACTGCCCTACGGTCGGGCTCTCCGAGTCGGTGTTCAAGCTGGAGTGAGTGTGATCTCCGTCCACCGTGGTCACGGTCTGGGTGGAGCTGATATCAGCGGTAGCGCCGAGGCTCGGCCCGATCGTACTGGAGTGGCTGTGTCCGTTGCTGGGGTGGTCGTGGCTCGGGCTGGTGTGGTTGTGGGGGGCCAGGCCCCCGCCCGGGTCCCCGATGTCCGTCTCGGCCCCGCGCGGGTAGCGCCCGGTCAGGTCCGGAGTGCCGTTGTTGCCGTCGCACAGCTCCCAGCCGTCCGGGATGGTGTCCAGGGAGCCACGCCATACCGCGATCAGGCCGATAGGCAGGTCCACCGCGCCGGAGTTGTTCTGGCGTACCCGGAGGTTGCGGTACGGGGGGTCATTCGGACTCTGGGAGCCCGAGGTCCCGCCCGAGGCAGACTGGAGGCTGGCCGTGTTGGCGTTACCGATGTCGATCTCGTGTCGGTGCTGGCTGGTCCAGGTGGTGGTGTTGGGGCCAGCGAAGAACGACAGGGTTCCCGAGGTGAACCCGGTCAACCCGCTGGTGTGGGAGTGGGGGGTCCCGCCGTGGGTGTGGGAGTTGATCCCGTGGGTGTGGGAGTCGATCTGGCTGGCGGCGGTGGTCCCGGCGTTCTGACCGGCGGCGGCCCCCTTCAGGAACCGGTTGGTAGCGTCAGCGTAGGTGTCCCAACTTGACGGTGAAATGTCAGGCATCAAGGCGAGCGCGCCATCCGGCACCCCGAGCGGGCTCCCGGTGGAGCCGATCCAGATCACCTCCAGGCGGGCCGGGTCGTTGTCCACCGAGCTGGTTCCCGGGGAGGCGGGTTGGCTGTTCACCGAGGCGGTCCCGGTGCTCGGCCGGGTGTGGGTGTGGCTGGAGGGGTAGGCCAGGGGTCCCGCCACCCCGTCGTTGCTCCGGACCGTGCCCTGCGCGGTCCCGGTGTCGTCCG